CGGAGTTGTTCAGCGGTAAAGTACTCAACTCGGTAGATGCCAGAAACCCGTTCAAGATCGGTCGAAAACGACGGGATGAACAGATTTTCGTCGAGGTTGAAGGCTCGAATGACCGGATAACTGCGTTCTGGCCCCTCTACGGGTACGGAAGTCTCACCCGTTTGACGAAGTTCCTTGAGCATCTTTGAGGCTTTGCCGCGAGAGCAACCGTATTGCTCTTCAAAGATGGATTTAAGATCGTTGGCCGCGCCGTCATCCAAGACAAGCTGCTCAATGTTAATTTGAGGGAACTGTTGCTGAAGATCAGCAAGGCGGACGACTGCCAGCACTTTCTCGCGTCGCTTTTCCCAGAATTGACCAGTAACGGCGATGCCTTTCTCGTTAAGGAAGTTGGCGGCCATTTCAATCTCGCGGTCAATCTCGCGGATTTGCGTCTGGATAAGCCAGCGCATGAAATTGCTGACTGATTGCGCCCGGTTAAGGTCTGAGCTTTCTACGGGTACGGCAGCAAGGTTGGCGCGTTTAAACGCCATTAGCTGCAAGGCAACTTTCTTGTTGATGATGTTATCAACTAAGAAGACGCGCAAATCAGAAGCACCATCCCAAGGAGTAGGGCTAACTTTACTACCTTCGCGAGCGTGTTTCTTGCCATCTGCGCTTTGTCCATTCCAGAGGGCAAACCGAGTCTCATAATTTAGGCGGCACTGGTCGATGTAAGGCTGGTTGTCCCGCACGCAATCTTCAAACGCTTTTTTAAGGAGGTTGAAATTTGGCCCCTCGTTTTCTGCTGGAGCTAATTGCAATCCAACATCACCAGCGGCGTTAACGTTATTGCCATCAATGGAAGACACATCAGTTCTGCTAATGAGTCCTATTAAACAATCAAGAGAAAACTTTAATAGCTAAACGTTCTGCCTGACACTGCATTTGTATTTTCCTCGTAGAACTGGCAATTGCTGACGCAGAGGTAGCGCAAGCAATCAATGGGATCTTTGGTGGCTTCGTCCCGTCCTCCCTTGGCGGTGTACTCCTGCATTGAGTAGATCAAGTTCTGGCAGCGATCCGAGATGTAAAGCTTTGGCCCATTCAAGCTGGTGATTGGCTTTGTGTCGTCGTAAGAGAGCAGATTGTTGATTAACTGAAGCCCGTTCTCGATTTCCACGCCTGGAGCTGGGATAAAGGTCATCCCGGCGTCATCAAGATCGGATATGATGGTGGTGGCACCATCTGCTGATTGCTTTTCAGCCGCACCCAAGCGTGGATCAATGAAGCGTTCGTGAACCTCTTCGCCGTTTTCGCTGTTCTTGATTAACTCGACGTAATCGAGGATTCCTTTACGGGAACCTTTCTGGGCCGGCCCCGCTTTGCCTTCAGCGGTAGAACCGGGCAAAGCCCAGTCATCGTAATCGGGCCACTCTCGGTAGATCCACCAAGTACCGGCTGAGTCAATGGCAACCCAGAGCATAAACCAGTTTTTGGATCCTGCGGGATCAAGGGCCATGAAACGGGTGACTGCATAATCTGCGTTTTTGAGCCAAGGGAGTTTGTCGTGGTCAATGACGTTGATGTCTTTGCTGAATCCAGAGAAGACGCTGGTGACTGATTTAGTTGGGATGCCATATGCTCTAGCAAGGATCTCTTCTTTTCGCCTTCCTCTGATTTTATGCTGGAAATCACGGGTGTCGATGAAGGCGTTGTCTTCCGTCCAGAAGTAATAAATAACCGCACCAGGGCGCGAGAGCGACTCTTGGATAACGGGGAGTTCTTTGCCAACCAACGGAGCGAATCGTTTTTTGATTGTACGAGTTTTGCCCAGGATGTCCTGAACCAGCGGAGTCCAGCCCGTGAGCGTCGTGAACGTGAGGATAATGCGGCCATGGTAGTCGATTGTTCTGTATTGCAGGGTTTCAAACATTCTTTGGGGACATTCTTCGTCGCACCAGATGAGATGCGCCTTGTAACCTTCCGCCACCTGAGCGTCTGCTTGGTACTGGCGATAATTCCCAAATTTAATAGTGCCACCGCGCCGAGTCCCGGCAAGAGGTGGAAGGATGCAAATGTTATCAGTAAATCCATTTTTCTGAGAGTACTGAATTGAGTGGTTGATGCCCTTTTTACTGGGCAGATTGCGAATGCCAAGCGGAATGGCATCCCAGATCATTCGCTGTTGGTCTTCAATGCTGCGATCCTCGTTAACGTGGTACGCTCTGACCTCGGCGGCGGGGATAGTGCCTGCGGCCCACATACACAGGCGTGAAGCAATGGTGCTTTTAGTGGAACGGTTGCCCCCAAGAATGATGTGAACCTGATACTTTGACCAATTGTCCATGACGTCTTTCCATGCAGGCAAGATCCACCCCGCCCCAACCGGGTTGTTAACCGCTTCAAGCTGCCTCTGCTGCCTGAACGTGTAATAATTGACCAGTTTCTCCTTAGACCAAGTCCCCATTTCCTTTGAACTAGGGTTTTCTACCCAAGGTATACCAAAATTTGGACTGTGATCATCCGCAAAGTCTACGTCACCGATAGGCATATTGGTTATTTTTTACGGGCAGCGGCGATTGCTTTGATAATTTGCGTCCAAGGAATGATGCCTTGCCCATCAATGTTCAGCCCGTCCAATTCAGCGGTAATGGACAGACGCGCATACTCTCTGGCCCCCTCTATCTCTGGCTCGACCAGCCATTCCTGAACAAAACGCTGAGTAATCATGCCCATAAGCTAGGCATCTGCTGATTTGTTTCAAGAATTGATCACCTGGCAACACGATCTATTAGACGAGCTAATAGTTAACCTGAAATCGCACTACCAATTTGTCATTTTGGGTGAAAATGGCATAACGAATCTGATGAATATCAAACGTAATATCCTGATCGCAACCCCCTTAAAAGGGGATGTTCCCAAAAACTATTTTGTGACCAGCCTGCAACTGGCTGCACAGAAACTGTCCGACATCAAACTGGATTGGATTTTATTGGATGGCCCAGCCGTGCAAATGGCTAGAAATCAACTGGCGGCGTATGCCATTGAGAAGAATTTCCATGAATTGATCTTCTGGGACAAGGATGTGGTCGCTCAAACGGACGGGCAGAACACTACGGTTTCTGCAATCATGCGTCTGCTCTCTCATGACGTCGATATGGTGTGCGGAATTTACGGAACCCGCTCGATGGACACACATTGGCACGTTCAACCGCTGCCTGGAGAGGAACCGGGCCTGGATGGTCTGCAAAAGGTCAAGCGTTGCTGCATTGGCTTCTCCAAGATCAAGACTTCCGTCTTTAAGAAGCTGATTGTCGATAACCCAGACCGCCTTGCCGTCATGGCTGACCCCAATCACGAACCCAAGGTCATTCCTGAGCTTTTCCCAATGGGCATCCAAGGCAAAAACACCGCTGAAAGTCGTTTGTCCGAGGTCAAGGCTATCTTAGGTGACCAAACCCTTCAGGATCACACCAAACTGGCCCGCATCGACCGCGAGCTAGGTTTAACCTACGACGAAAAGAACCTCTATGCCGGCGAAGACTATTGGTTCTGCGATCTGGTTCGAGCCAGCGGCTTTGAGGTTTACCTGGATACAAACCTGATGATGAGCCACACCGGATCAGCCAACTTCCCCATCTCAACGGAGGATCTGGTCAAAGCTTTGAACGAACCTTGGCGCAAAGACGAGATCATTGCCATCAAGAAAAAGTTTGCTGAAGCCAAAAGCCCTGCTCCCAAATGAACTCAGAGGTAGACCTTTTTGGCAATAAGCTGGAACCCCCAGCACCCCCGCCCCCTCCTTCCCCTGTTGCCAAGAAGCGTTTCCGCCCACCGGCCCTGCCGTCCTACTTCCCTACCGATGCGGCTTCGCCCCCCGTCAATCTGCTTTCCACTACCCGCCGCTACCGCGTAGTAAAGCAGTCCCCCTGCCTCACCTACATCTACCACGATGACGACAATTCCTTCTAGCCCTCGTATGGGCCAGGACTGGTATCCCCCATCAGACTCTTCTTTAAAGCCATCTTCTGCTGCTTAATCGTCTCCAGCTTTGCTTCCGCCCCTTCCGCCACCACTACTTCCTCCGCTAGCTGTACGCTACTCGCTTGCAAGCTAGCATCCCCAATATCCATCTTCCCGTTCAGCTTCGCGATGATCTCTTCCTTCGACATCGCCCCAAAGTTGTTCACCTGGATATTCACGTTGCTCCCAGCCGTCGCGCTGGCCCCTGCCAACGCCCGCTTCTTGTCAATCGTCACTGCCATCGCAAAGGGCAGCGTATGCATAGGCATATCGTCAATATCCCTAATCATCCGGTCTATCACCAGATCCGTCAACCGATCCAGCTTCCCCATCAACCGCTCGTTAAACTTTTCCACACTCATACCAACAATCCTCTGCATGATTCGTTTGTCATCATTTGTCATATAATCCAGCACCGGGCTTTGCCTCAAGCCAATTCCATTACCTTTCAACGTAGCCGTTGCCACATCCCTAACCAACCGCTTCACCCCATACGTCCTCTTCCTCGTCGTCTCCATCTTCCACCGATTCGGCTTCCTTGCCTTCTTCGGCTTCACCGCCCCCACCACCCCAGTCGCCCCAGACCCACCACTTCCACCCACCTCCTGCTCACTCATACATTTACCTTCTCCTTCATATCATCCACCCCATCCATCCAGGCTTCCGCCTCCTTCCTCATCTTATCCATAAATCCCTCCCCTCCATCCACCTCCCTTCTCACAACTTCTTCAGCCTCCTCCTCCCCCTCAACCGCATCAGCCCCCACATCCTCCTCTTTCACCTTCTCCTCTTCCCTTAAACTCCCTCCAATAAATCCCACAGGCTTTACTGTCATATCTCCAACCCCCGGCTGCTTCTCCAATTCCACCCTTCCCACAATCTCATATTCCGCATCCCGCCCACACCCACTCACCCACACCCGCTTCACTTTTACCACCTCCCCATTAAACAAGCTGTACCCACTCACCGCACACTTCGCCCACTCTTCCGTCCCTCCCACTATCCTCACCCGCGCATACTCCTTGTTCCGACAGATCCCCCCTATCACCCCTTCCCCAACCTCCACCCACCCACTCACATCCCCACTCACTTTAATCAATTTTTCAGGAGCCTCGCTTATAGCTTGACTA